GAAGGTTTAACAGCAGCAGCAGATGATTACAAAGATAAATTATTAGAACTTGCTACATTTGAATTATCAGTTACAAAAAAGGCTGAAAATGATCTTAATTTAAAAGATTTAGAAAGGCAATTAGAAAAAAACGAGAAGGTTATATCTAAGTATAAAAAAAGTTTAGAAGGTGAGTTTTCAGCTGCAGAAATTGCGTTTGGTGTAGGTCTACAGAAAGCTGCTGCTGAGAAAGGAGTTGAAACAGGAGATAATAAGGAAGTATTTGAAGCATTTCAAAAAATATCGTTAATAAAAAAAGAAATAAAAGAAGCTAATTCTATTGCTAAAGAATTGCAAAAGACTATTGATGCTGCTGATGTAGATGACCTATTAAATGAGGCTGATCCAGGAGGTGGGGGACCTGATAAAGAAGGACAAAAATCAGCTAAATATGATTTAATGCTCACCAATAAACAAAACGCTCTTAGACAAAGACAGCTTGATGGTCTTGAAACTATAGAGGTAACTTCTATGAAAATGATAGAGGCAAGTATGCAGGTAAACAGACAAGAATTTGCAACATTAAAAGAGAGTGAACTAAATGGTAAAAGAGGAGCTGATTTGCGGTCTCAATTTTTAACTGATCAGCTTAAATTAAATGATTTAATAGAAAAAAAGGGTTTAGATGCTTCTAAATTAAATTTTGATACAAAAATTATGTTCTTAAAAGAACAATTAAAACTAGAAGAAATTACAAAATCAGAATATGACACACAAGTTTTAAATCTTGAAAAAGAGAGAATAGAAAATGAACAAGACCTTTTACGAAAAAGATTTGATGATCAACTAATTACATATGCTGAATATAATGAAGAATTTATTAGGCTAAGAAGTAAACTTGTCAGTAAGGAGTTAGATATTGAGAAAAATAGCATTAAATTGCAAGAAAAAGCTTTAGATGATCAATTTGAAAAAGATAAGATAGCTTTAAAATCAGAAGAATCATTAACTATGATGAGCAAGATTGATTTTAATTTAAAAATGTTAGAAATAGAAAAAGCTTATTTATTAGATAAAGCTGGTTTGCATGAAGGTAACGCTTTAAAACTTATAGGTATTCAAAATGATATAAGTGAAAATGATATTAAAACAAATAAAGCTGCAAGAGACCTTCTTAATGAGCAAGTTTCTTCAATGAAAAATGTAGGTGATGCAATGGTAAGTTTAGCAGGGGATAATGAGAATCTAAATAAAGTAAAAGAAGTAGGAAATAAAATCTCTCAAGCTGCAAATGTAATTACTACCATTAGTACAACACTAAAACATTTACAAACTTTAGGCATACTTACTAAAGTAGGTGCTGAAAATGCAGAAACAATATCTCAAGGTAAAAATACAGCATCAACTATTTATCAAACTATTGCAGATAAGGTAAGTTTAATACCTAAAGCTATTAAGTCTGTTTTAAAGTCAGCAGGAGGACCTCTTGGTATTTTCGGTGCAATAGCTATGCTTTTATTTGTCAAAAAATTAATGAAAACAAAGTTTTCTGATGGAGGGGTTGTAAATGAAGATAACAAATATGCAAAAGGGGGTATGGTTCATGGAGCAAGTCATGCAAATGGTGGAGTTAAGTTTTCAGCAGGAGGTAGAGTGAATGAATTAGAAGGTGGCGAAGCTGTTATAAATAAAAGAAGCACAGCCATGTTTAGAAATCAATTATCAGATATGAATCAAGCAGGTGGTGGTGTTAAGTTTGCTGATGGTGGGTTACTGAGTAGCCCTGCTTTTTCAGAAGCACAATTTAATGCTAATAATCAAAATAAAATGATGGGAGCTATGAGTGGTCAAAGAAAAGTAATAGTAGTTGAGTCTGACATTACTAATAGTCAGACAAATGTTAGTGTAATTCAGTCTAATGCCTCATTTTAAAATATAAACAAATGTTTGTTAATAAGAAAGTAAAAAAAGATAGGCTAGATACCTGTAAAAAGTGCGACTTTTACAGAAACTTTGCAATGCTAAAATATCCTAAATGGAATAAAGGAGCAAGATGTGGTAAGTGTAGTTGCTTCTTAGATGCTAAGACAACTCTTACTAAAGAGTTTTTTGGAGAGTGTCCTTTAGATAAATGGAAAGAATAATAACTAAACTTTATAAATATGGATTATGAATCAATAATTAAACTTTACGATCAGGAAAAGAAAGATAAAATTCTTAGCTTGTCAATAGTAAATAAAGAAAAAATGCATCAAGACAATCAATATGATGGTCAAGCATTAAATTACTTTTTTATATTATGGCAACAACAATTTCCAAATGTAAGACAAAGCAAAACCTGCACAGGATGCAGAAAGTCAGTTTGTCATTTTTTTCATAAAATAGCTGATTATATAAATACTGAGAATGTTAAAAAAGAAAACGAAAAAATAAAAAAAGAAAAATTAGTTAAATATTTAGAGAAAGCTAATAAGAAATTAAAAACTACAAAGAGTAAAAAAAAATTGTCTAAAAAATAAACTATGGCTAAAAGACAAAACGATATAATTGTTGTTGAAGAATATATAGATTTATTAGAGAAAGAAGTAGTTAAAAGATTTGAATCACCATTGACTAAAGATACTATAAGGCATCTTATTGAGAAGGGTATTATAGCTCCTAAAATTTTAAGGAACTATATGATAATATATGATTTTGATTGTCTGTTGAAATTTAATGATGGTCATAGATCACATACTTTTATGGACTTATCTATAAAATATAATATCACCGAAAGACAAGCACAAACTATAGTTTACAAGGAAAGAATAAAGCAAAGTATTACCCAAAATATTACTTGGTAAATTTTATTCCAAAAACTTCGTAATAATACCAAAGTATAGGTATATTTTCGCTTCTATGAATAAAAACTGGTATAATATAAAATCAAAAGCATCTAAAGAGATAGTAGATGTTTACATATTTGACGAGATAGGAGCTTATGGATTAAATGCTAAATCCTTCATTGAAGAAATTAAAGGATATAAAAAGAAGCCAATGAATATTCACATTAATTGTGTTGGTGGAGATGTATTTGATGGAATGGCTATTTATAATATTATCAAGAAAAGAACCGCTACAACTACTGTTTACATTGAAGGAATTGCTGCTAGTATGGGAAGTGTTATCGCTTTAGCTGCTGACAATGTAATTATGGCTGAAAATTCTTTATTTATGATTCACAATGCTTGGGGTGGAGCAATGGGGGAGGCTAAAGAAATGAAAAAAACAGCAAAACTTTTAGATAAAATAAGTGGTGAAATTGCTGACATATACGTTAAGAAAACTAAATTACCTTATGATAAGGTTAAAGATATGATGGATGAAGAAACTTGGTTAAATGCTGATGAAGCACTTGAGCTAGGATTTATAGATTCTGTCTCGGATGCTATTAAGGTAGCAGCCAAATATGATGTTTCTAAGTTTAAAAATATAACAAGCGAAGAAATCAAAAACAAATTAAATATTAATCTAAAAAGTAAAAAAATGACTAATGAGTTAAAAGCTTGGTTTAATGGAAAGGTTGAAGATATTATCGCTAGAGTTAAAAGTGATAATGGAGATACTGATTCTAAATCAAATGTTGAGGTTACTGTAGCTGATGAAGCTGAAATTTTAAATAAATTTTCAGATTTAGAGGGTAAAATAACTGAAGTTAATGGGTCTGTAACTGAATTAGAAGGAGAAAAAGAAACTCTTACTATGGAAGTTGAAAGACTAACAGCTTTATTAAGTAAAGCAAATGCAAAGGGTACTGAAATTTCTACAGATGGAGACCCTTCAGTAGTAGTAGAGAATAATGTAGAAAATAAAGATACTCAATTTTGGAATGGAATAGTATCAAAAATGAATTTAAAATAATAATTAAAAAAATACAAAAATGGCAAATGTAGCATTAGATGGAATTGGAGCAGGGTATTTAGGTACTTATGCATCAAAAATTTTATTAGAGCCTATGTTCCACTCAGATGATATTATGAGAAATTATACTATTTATCCTGCTGTGAAATATAGACAAAATATAACAATGGCACCTCAGTTAAAAAGCATTACAGCAGTACATACAGGTTGTGGTGTTACTAACACTTGTGATCCTGCAGGTTTTACCGTAACTCAGAAGCATATTATGGTAGAAAATGTTTCAGTTAAACAAACTCAATGTTGGGATGAGTTTAAAGATCAAGTAATTGTTGAATCTTATAAGAATGGTGTAAATATGCCTGACCTTACTGGTACTCAATTAGCTGACGTTATCATTAACAGAGTTAGAAATGGTATTCAGCATGATATGGTTAGAAATATGTGGGCAGGAGACAATGCAGCAGCAGTAGTTGCTATTGATTGTACTTATGCTTCAATGGGAGATGGACTTTGGGTAACATTATCAGCAGGAGCAGCAATTAACGGAACTCAAATGAGAGAAGTACAAGGAACTTTAGGTGTAGCAGCACCTGCGTATGTTACTGTAGGAGCTACTTTACCTTCAGCAGATGCTATCTTAATCTTAGAAGATGTATATAATACTGCTTCAGCAGAATTACACTCAGTACCTGCATCAGAGAAAAGAATTTTCTGTAATCCAAATATCTATAATGCATGGTATAGTGCATTAACTCA